ATCATCACCACCTAAATTCATAGTAGTAGATATTTCGCAAGAGTATCTATCTTTATGTCTTTTTAACTCATCACCTTTTTTATAGATTCTTGCATATGAATAAGTTTCAGTTAGCTTTACACCTGACTCTTTTTCCATAATAGGTTTAACTTTTTGTAATAAAGTTTCCATAACGATATCTGAGTAATGTGAATAAGTTTCAGGTATTTGTTGATCGTTCCAAACTCCAAAGTATTCAGTAAATTGTGAGATATATTTTTCATCAAACAAATGTCTTGCTACTGCTCTTTTATTTAAAAAGTATTGATAACAAAAATCTGCTAACTCTGTTGATATAGCACCTTTAATAACTTGGTATTTATTTTTCTTAAAGCTCATCTAAATGGATATCCTAAATTCCAACACACTAAGGAGTGTCGTATTCCTTTGGTAACTGGTTTGACTCTATGCCAAACAAAAGATGGAAAGATAATCACACTACCTTTCTTTCTAATTTCTTCACATATTCTTGGCTGTGAGCCTTCGTCTGTGTTTCTAAAATCAAATTCTAAATCTCCACCTTCATATTCATTAGGATCAGTTAAAGATACAGTCATGCTAAGTTTTCTTAACTTACCATGTACATTTTGATTTTCAGGATTGTTATAAGGTTCTTCGTAGGAATCGCAATGCCAGTCGTAAAACTGACCTTTTTTGTATTCAGTAAATTGACAAGCTTCTGACCAATCCCATTCAAAATTCCAACCAGCGTTTGCATTTGCTTGGTGTATGTAGGGTTGTATTTCTTTGTATATCCATGTGTCGTTCATCCATACCACATCAGACTTGCGTTTCTTTTGAATGTTTTTGAGTTCTAGTTTGGTGAGATTGTCTTTATTACCATTACCTGTAAGAGCCATTTGTTTATCTTGTTCTTTACCATAACGAACTATATCGTCACATATTCTTTCAGGTATGGCTGATTGAAAGTACCAGTAATAATATTTTAGGTTCATCTTCTCTCTTTTAAGAGATTAGTATAAATTAGATGTATTTTAAAAGATAGGTTGTTGTTAGCTTGGCCAATCGTCAGATTTAACTTGTCTAAAAACTTGTCTTAAATCCCAAACGCTTGAAGCTGTTTTGGCTTCAGGTTCTTTTACAATTACAACACCTGAACCACCATCTCCTCCAGGAACATTTCCAGGGAAACTTGAACTACCTCCTCCTGAACCTGTATTTACAGTTGCGTCTATTCCATCTCCTGGTGATGCAGCACCACCTGCACCTCCACCACCTGCACCACCTGATGATTGTGTTCCAGGATTAAAAGTTCCTCCGCCTCCTCCACCTGCTCTTGTTACATCAGAACCTGAAATTGTTGAAGGCTGTCCTGCTCCACCATTACCACCACCACTTGATGTTCCTTTTACTCCTACAGCACTAGCTCCTCCGCCACCGCCACCATCTTCTTCTCCAGGTTCTCCGCCTCGTTGTGCCCCTGCTCCACCATCATTGCCTTGAGAAGGACTTGTTGGAGGTGTGTTTCCATTTCCACCAAATCCACTAAAATATCCACCACCACCTGAACCACCTGATCTTCCTGATGTTGATGTTAAGGCAGGGTCAGGATTTCCTCCTCTACCTCCACCACCACCTGCTGTAGATGTAAGTGGAGAACCTGCACCAAATACTGAATCATTACCATCTGCTCCTCTTGTAACAGTAGTTGCTCCTGCACCTCCTGCTCCTATAGTTACAGGAACATCACTTGCTGGTATTGGATGGTCTGATATTTCTCTATAACCACCTGCTCCACCGCCACCGCCAAGCTGTCCTGCACCTCCGCCACCCCCTGCAATAATAAGAATATCTGCTTTGGTAGATGCTGCTTGTGCTGTAAAAGTACCGCTTGAATTAAATGTAGAAGTTCTAGCTGCTTGAGTTGCAGTTGGGTTATCTACGCCTATAATTCCACCATTAAGGTCAGCCACGATTAAACCTCATTCCATTGAGTATTAGTAGCATCCCATTGATAATTGGTTATAGTTTCTCGATCATCACCTGTATAGGTTTTACCCAACCATTTTTGATTATCTTCATCCCAAGTTATTAAAACAGGATTAGAACTTATTTCTGTAACACTTGGATAAGTGACTGGTGATTGCCAGTCATCATTGCTATCTAAAGACCAAGATGCGTAAGGTTTTGGTGATATGAATTTGTTTTTAGAAGCGTCATAAGTATAGCCAATACCTGCATATTGTTTTCTAAAATTATTATTGTATGAAGTTTGTTTCCAAGCTGTACCGCCTGTTGAGTGTGGAACGATAGATGCTACAAATGTTTCTGCATCTGCGTGTTGATCGCCACCATTGGCATCTACATCATCGTTGGATATTACTACTACTCGTAATACTTCGTTGCTTGAATTAAGTTCTGCAAAGTGAGCCATAATTAAATACCTCCTTAAGCGTCATCTAGTTCTTCGTAACTAATGGTGTAAGTTAAGTCTGAGTTAGCACTTGCACCACCTTCTAAGATGTCTCCTTCTTCAAGATAAATACTTGAGTTTTTATCTATTAAGACAAGAGTTGCATCTGCTGGAACAGCAATAGTTGATGCAAACAAAACTACTGAGCCACCACTTTTAATGATGCCCATTGTTACAGTAGCAGAGTTTGTGCCATCAATATTCGCAATAATGATACTGTTTACTTTTAATAACTTATTACTTGCACAAGTTAATAAATCAGTTGTCGTAGTAGTTGTTAAAGCTCCATTTATACTATTACCATATATCGAAGTTACTGCTACTAGATTTGGATTTGCCATAATATTCTCCTAAGTTTAACCAAAGACTAAAGCCATAGCAATAGCTTTACCTGTTGTTGCTTTTGTATCAAGCTGGGTTTGTATGTTGGAAGTTACTCCATCAGTGTAATTAAGTTCTGCTGCTGTTGCAGTAATAGTGGTACTTGCAATAGATAAAGCATCTGTTTCTAATGTACCATCTACATCTACATTTCCTGAAATATCTAATTCAGTACCTACTAATTTTTGTGTAAGTGTTACTACACCATCACTTGCAATAGCAATTGCATCAGTATCTCCAACTGAACCAATTTGTCCTGCGTTGGCAATAGTAATACCGCCATTATGAATATCTCTACCAGTAAAAGTAGCTACACCATCAACTTGCAAAGTTGAAGCCATATCTACAGCACCATCAATATCAACGACATCTAGGTTAGCTGTGCCATTAACATCAATAGATCCTTCAAGGTCTATATCTCCATTGACAATAAGATCATCTGTTACTGTAAGGTCGTCTTGTACTTTTAAATCTACAACATTAAGACTGGCAAAAGCATCAACAACTGCTGCTCCAGAACCTGCTCCATCTAAATAAACTGCTTTTGTATCGCCTGGAGGTATTGTTACATTAGCCCCAGAGCCTTGAGAAATAATAATGTTTTGAGATCCACTTGTTCCATTTTCTATAAAGTGCATTCTGTTTACAGTATTAGGAGCAATTGTAATGGTGCAAGCTGAATCCAAAGTACCTGTATATTTAACATACATGGCCCTAACTGGATCAGTTGCTCCATCTGCAATAGTTGAAGTATGAGTATCAGCGTTGGTAGTTATACCTTCTGTCCCATAACCCAAAGCTTCGCCGATTAATTCTAAATTTGTATTGGTTGTTGTACCCCAAGTACCTGAACCATCTCCTGTGGCCATCTCATTTAATCTGAGATCATTTACATATGTGCTTGCCATTTTTTACCTCTTGTTTTTACGCAACTTCTTCCCAATTGGGAGTTTGAGTGTCTGTTATAGTAGTATAGTTTGGAGTTTGGCTTTCATCAATACGTGACCATATCAAAACCGTTCCTACTGATCCTGTAGCGCTTTGTCCAGTTGGATATACGTTTGCCTCTGCATCTGTGGTAACTGTTCCCAAAGATCCAGTTGCAGCATTTAGTGTAACAGATAAATTGTTATTGGTAACAAGACTTATTGTTCCAAGTGCAGATGTGCCAGCTTGACCTGTAGGCGTTACATTAGCCTCACCATCTACATTTACTGATACAGCCCCCACACTTCCAAGCAAAGTTGGAACTACTGCTATAGCCTTACC